GAATCCCATTGTTTTACCTCATCTTCGTACATATTAACATAAGAGTAATTGTTACTCATTAATTTGGCAAATGCTCTAGCAGTCTCATACTCCTCAAAACATTTGATATTATCAGGACCAATCTGCCCTACGACATGATTGGTCCAACTCACAACCCAGACGTTCATTCAAAGAAACTCCCGATAGAAACTTTTTTTTCATGCGTCCAACCAATACATTGTAGCACATTTTTGAGCGGTTCTAGGAATGACTTTTCAAATTGTGTTGTGTAATCCACGTACTTCTCAAGTCCAAACTCGTGTGGTAGATCACCAAAGAAACTAATACAGTTCTCATGGATTGGATTTGGTGTCTTGAGATACATGAATTTAATTTTCTCACCCTCCTGAATTAGAGGATGCTTGTTTTCAATCTTATACTTCTTGACATAGTGATTGTAAAGAAGAGCTCCTCTTACATGAATGGGGGTTGCTTTCTTGTAGATCTCTGTGGGGTGTCGATACTTTGCCAGATTGTTGACGCCTCTAGGGAATGCGACTTCGTTGTATGGGCGTTGTCTGGTTTCTGTTCGTACATCATTGATAAAAGAGATAAGCTCATCATTTGACTTGCCGATAATAATCTTAAACGCTGCATACAATTTATCCCTAAAATAGGCTGGCGTGGAGGACCTTGCAGTTTCCAAACCCATAATCTTCATCTTGGGTTCTTTATATCTAACGCCTTCGCTGTCCCATACGTTAAGTATGTATCGTTTCTTAGCTGTCCAGATGCCACGATCAGCAATGTTCTCTCGCTTCATCTGCATCTTCTGGTCATATGCATTCACATAGTCCGCCAGTTCTTGGTAAGAACTTTCAATATACTTTTCAAGTTCCAGATTACAGACCTTATCAAGGAACGTAACAACGCTTTCACTAACTTTCTCTCTGCCTGCGAATACCTTGTCCACCAACGGACCCATGTTAAGGTAAATAGAATCAGTATCAGAAGCAATAACATAATCAACTCCATCAGTCTTCAGAACTTTATTAAGATAAGCATTCATCTTATTCTCGATCCAGCGGATAGAAAGCTGACCAGACAAAGTGATTGCTTCTGCGTTTGCTAGTTTGTAATAGCGGAAGTGCTCGTTACCGATAGCACCATAGGCAGAGTTTAGAGAGATCTTCTTTGCCATCTGAATGTTATTACATCTGGCAATCTCTTTCATGAGTTCTACCGTAGGTGTCTTCTCATATTGTTGCTTTGCCTCAAGCATCCTCTTCTTGTAGATGACACGACCATCGTACATCTTCTGCATCATCTGCGGCAGGAATCCATGAATGTCTTTACGATACTGTGCGCCATTAGCTGCGACACAATACTCTGTATCAAGTTCAATCTCTTTTTTCAGGAACCCTTCAACATTCGCAGCGGGATGTCTCCTCTCAACAAGAGTTTCGGGCGAGATGTTGTATTGCATGATAAGATGAGGATACAGAGAATTGAGATCAAAACTGACCACCCAATCATAAAACCCAGGAATCGGTTCTTTGACATACGCCCCCGCATACTTTTCAGTCTTAGTTGCTTCTTTCTTGGGAGGAATAGCGACGTGACGTTTCAGTAACTCCACATATATGTAGTTATCCCACATCCGAACTTGACTAAACACATCTTCATAATTCACCTTGGCATCATATGCCATAGTGAATGCAAGTTCAAGCAGTTTCATCTTGTCTTCTAATTGATCGACAAGTCGAACGTCATGAATGTTGTAGTCAATAAACTTCTGCCAATCGTTCTCGTAGAACTCTTTGAAGGTATCAAACTCAGAGTGATCGAGTTTCTTGACGCCAAGTTCTACGTCACAGATATGATCCAGTCTATAACTCTCTTGGTTTGTGTAAGTAAATTTCTTATACAGTTCAAGATAATCAAGCGTAGAGATACCAAGAGTATCAATAGCAAACTGCTTACGACCTTTGATATAGATTTCACGGGTTGATACAAGTTTCCAAGGAGAAAGAAGTTTAGTGAATTTCTCCCCCAATACACGATCAATACGATTGTGAATGTACGGCATATCGAATAGCTGTACGTTCCAACCAGTAATCACATCTGGGTAGTTCTCTTGCCAGAAGTCTATGAAAGCCGATAACATGCTTTCTTCATGTCTGAAGTGCATGTAATCAACCATCGGATCTTTGTTGTCGTAAGGTCGTGCTCCCCAGACAGTAATGCGACCAGAGAAACTGTCCTTGATTGAGATGGCAAGTATCTCCTGATCGGCAGTTGCAATGTCAGGGAAACCGTTTTCGGCAGCGGTTTCAATATCGATCGTAAATACACGGATCTTACTGCTGTCGAACTTGACTTCTTCTTCTGGGTGTTCTTCCGCAATATATTGATAAAGAAATCTAGTATTACCATGGATCTCGAAATCATCTACACTTTCGTATTGTTTGACAAACTCTCGTGCTTCTGTGATTGAACCAAACTTATGTGGTTCAACACACTTGCCCTCTAGAGTACGCCATTCAGAATAGTTCTTTGTAGGCAAATACAGCGTAGGGTTGAAAGGAACCCTGACGCTGTAACGATTGCCATTTTCATAACCACGGACCAGCAAACGGTTGCCAGCTTGTTCAACGTTTGTGTAAAACTTCATTCAGACTTTGGCGGTTCGATCTTACAGAGATAAGCAGCAAGTAGTTTGGTGCTTGGATTGACAAGTGTTGTAATGTCAGATGATCTGACGATAACTTCTTTGTCATTTGAATGAGGAGGCCATGGTCTGATCTCCCCATCACATTCTACCACGTATGGATCTCTCAGGACGCAATCAGGGTCACCTATCGAAGTGGCACCCTCAATCTCCTCTACCTGAGCGATGATCCAATCATTCGCCAGCTTCAGCAGGTTCGCTGTTATCTCCATCTGTCTCCTCTTCAAAGAAAATAGTATCTTTATTCACACCAAGTTCAATCAAACGATTGACATAATTATCAAGAACACCATTATCAGGAAATACAACACTAATAATGTGATTGCCACTAAGTCTATGTTCTTCTACAGGACTATAAGGACAGAATCTAGTATAGTTAATTGCGATATCTCCTTTCTCATTTTGTTCTCCCAAAGAAAGAACATAAGGGTAAATCAATCGATAACCAACAACCTCTTCATTTTCTCCTTTAACGTCACCAAATAAACATAGTACATTATCGCCAGTAACTAGTTTTACAATTCTAACAAAATGATTTTGTTTCAAGTCACTCATTCGATTCAATCTCCTTCTTCTCTATAAGTTTGCTTTCATATGCTTTTTGTAATCCTGGTTCTGGATTACTGATTGTCATAACACAATCGTATGGAATTTTAAACATAGTATCTGGAGAATATGGATTCCATTTACTAAAACGAACTTGGTATTCCATACCATGTTGTTCTGTCAAATACTGTGGCGTAGATCCATCAAGGTTGAGTATATATGGTTCATCCATGATGAGACAGATTCCTTTTCTATCATCTCCTTCGCCTTCATATGCTTCCTTAAGATCTGTGATAATTCTATCGCCAGTCTTTAATGTAATAATTGATACTGCCATAGGTTATTAGATTTGTGATATTAGTTTAGCATCAAAAAGAGGCAGCGTCAAGCTGCACCAATTTTATAAGTTGTTTTCTTTTGGTGTTCTGGAATGATCTTCTCCAATGAGATTGTTAATAGACCATCTGCAAAATCTACAGAGGATACTCTGACATCATCTGCGAGTTGCCAGCTGTGGGAGAATGAACGCTTGGAGAGACCTTTGTGAATGTATGTTCTTTCAGGATCTCTTTTCTCAACCTTAGAGGCAACTCTGAGAATGTTTTGTTCTGTAGAGACTTCAATCTCATCTGGTTTAAATCCTGCCAGAGCGATTTCAATTTCGTAATTGCTGCCATCGTTTTTGATGATGTTGTAGGGTGGATAGTTTGTATTATGTCCAGACATCGCATCCAGTCTGCTAAAAATACTTTCCAA